ATGAACCGGAATCATTCGCCAGTACCGCGGCAGCATCAAGCGGTGGTGCAGCTTCCGGTTCATCTGAATCGGCAACTGGTGCACAGGCCGGAACCGGTGGCACTTCCGGGCAGTCAGGGCAGGTGACGCAAGGTTCGGCTGGTGAAGTGAAAACCAAAGACGATGTTGGCGCACCGGAAGTGATTGAATCCTTCAACGTGCAGGCACTCAAAGATGCGGTCATCGCTAACAAGATGCTCGTTGACGGTTATGGCTCACGGCTTGCAAGCAACAGCAAGCTATTTGACATCACGGCAACTTCACTTGGCATGCTGACACTGGGTGCAACGCATAACCAGACGCTGATTCAGCAAATGGGTGTTGATCACCGCGACCAAAATCACGACAAACAAATCAATCTGGATGAGCAAATCGCGGCGGCAGCGGCTTTGTATGGTCGGTTGATTGAACGTCTCAACAACCCGACACCACCGGTGGTGTAAAGGACGCACAGGATTGGGGAGTGGCGATGGTTGCTCCCCTATTTTGAGGACAAGGGAATGTCTAAGTTTATTGAAATACCCAGTTTGAACTTTGATGATGACAGTGTCGATTTTATCTTGGAGGAGCGGTTGGTGTACCAGTCTGATTTAGCCGGTTTGATAATTGTGCCAGCCGGGTTCCAAACAGACCTGGCGTCCATTCCGCGCATCTTCCAAACGCTGGTCCCGAAGGTGGACAAGCACATGCTACCTGCTATCGTTCATGACTACCTGGTGCGTCAGCCGGACTTTAGTCGCAGGCTGGCCGATCGTGTTTTCCTTGAAGCGATGAGGCTGAAAGAAGTCAACCGGGTGCGCAGGCGGCTGATGTACTGGGCAGTCCGAATTGGTGCCATGGTTAGGAGAAAGAAATGACTGTCCGAGTGACCAGAAATCTATATGCCATTTTGTTTGTTGTCGCGTGGATGTACCTTGTGCTTTTGCTTGCCGGGTGTTCTATGATCACGATGGAGCAGGGCGCAGAAGGTACGGATTCGTACGAAAAGATTTCGTTCAAAGGGCCACCGAAGGATTTTCAATCGCTTGATTTCAAGTTCGGTCACGACACTCGCCTTAAAGCAGGCACAGCAGCAACCGCTGAACAGCCGTGGGCCGATGTGGTGGGTGATCTGGCACCACTGTTGCTTAACGTTCAAGCGTATTGCAAAGCATACCCGGTGATGTGTGTACAATGACTGTTGACCTCAAATCAGTGTCCATGCACGGGAAGTTCAACCATTCCCGGGTGCGGGTGCTGTGGCGCGATGGCTTATTGCGCGCCTTTGGCGGCGTTGGGTTGTTGCTGGAACTGAAAACGGCAGAGCCTGTGAGGGTGAAGAAATCTATCAACCGCTGGATCGTCAGCACCGATCTTGGCCCGCTGATTTTGAAGGGCAAATGTATGACGTGTGGTGGGCCAAGATGGTGGCGGTTAATGCGGATGCCGGAGGATGAGTTGTGGGAAACTCCGTAGCGCGCAAGTTAGAGGGCACCCCGCCAATCACGACCAATGATTGGCCGGTTGACGTGCTTTCCATTTTGGCCTGGCGGCAACAGCAAGTCATCCTTTTGAAGAATAGCCCTGCCTTGGTAAAAGGTGCCAAGGCATATTATGCAGAGAATCCTGTTGATTTCATCAACCACTGGTGCGACACATACGACCCGCGCAAGGCAGGCGGCGGGATGGCAAAAGGACCGTTTGTGTTGTTTAAGCGCCAGGAAGAGCTGGTTGATTTTCTGTTTGCCTGTTTACGCGCTGAAGAACCAGGTCTGATTGAGAAGTCTCGTGATATGGGCGCGACTTGGGTGTGTTCTGCCTTTTCGGTGTGGCTGTGGTTATTCTGGCCGGGTGCTGCCGTGGGCTGGGGTTCACGCAAGGAAATCCTGATTGATAAATTGGGGGATCCAGACAGCATCTTTGAGAAGATGAGAATGTTGATAATGGCACTTCCGAGTTTCTTTTGGCCGGTTGGGTTCAAGATAAACGAACACATGTCTTATATGAAGTTTGTCAACCCGGAAACCGGCGCGACCATCACTGGCGAAGCGGGCGACAACATCGGCCGCGGCGGGCGTAAGTTGATTTATTTTAAAGATGAAAGTGCCCATTACGAACGTCCCGAGAAAATTGAAGCCTCACTGTCCGATAACACACGTGTTCAGATAGACCTGTCCTCGGTGAACGGGCTTGGGAATGTTTTCCATCGCAAACGTGAAGTCGGGGCCGACTGGCACGGCAAGATTGAACCAGGTCGCACACAGGTGTTTGTCTTGGATTGGCGCGACCATCCGGAAAAGAATCAAGCCTGGTACGATACCCGAAAGAAACGGGCAGAAGACGACGGTCTGTTGCACTTATTTGCACAAGAGGTTGAGCGCAATTATAGTGCTGCGGTAGAAGGTGTTCTGATTCAACGGGAATGGGTGCAGGCTTCGATTGACGCTCATATCAAGTTGGGTCTCCAGGAGACCGGGCCATGGTCGTCGGCATTGGATGTTGCAGACACCGGCGGCGATACAAATGCACAGTCCCAGCGTCAAGGTGTGATATTACGTGAACTTGATGAATGGGGTGCGCGTGATCCGGCACAGACCGCCAGAAGAGCTATTGCTAATGTCGCTAACAGGGGTAAAATTGAACTTCAGTACGATTGTATCGGTGTTGGTGCAGGCGTCAAAGGTGAAGTCAATAACCTTGAAGATGCCGGCCGGTTGCCAAGAGGCGTTCGATTGATTCCTTGGAATGCAGGCGGCAAGGTATTGAAACCAAAGGGTCGGGTGATTGAGTATGATGCGGACAGCCCAACGAATGAGGACTTTTATACGAACCTGAAGGCACAAGGCTGGTGGGAATTGCGCAACAGATTCTATCGTACCTGGCGTGCAGTGAATGAAGGCGCAACGTATGAACCGGATTCACTTATAAGCATTGACTCTCGGCTCAAAAGGCTTTGGCAACTGGAGAAGGAATTGTGTCAGGTTACAGCCAGCAAAGGCGCAAGGCTTAAACTGTTGATCGACAAAACACCGCCTGGCACTCGGTCTCCCAACTTGGCTGATGCGGTGATGATGGATTATTGGCCGATCACAAGTGGTTACGATTTAGAGGCTTTTATCAATGGATAACGTTTTGAAGCTAACCGTCGACTCATTCAAAAACTTTGTTGCAGGGCTTGGTACGGATCGTGACAAACAGGTCGGTGGGGAATATGCGCTTCTTACGCTGACCGATCAGCAGTGGTCTGTTATCTATCGCACTTCCTGGATGGGCCGCAAGGTCGTTGACATCCCGGCTGAAGACGCCACACGCAAGTGGCGGAATTGGCAAGCTGAAGAAGACCAGATCGAGGAAATTGAAGAAGAAGAGAAACGTTTGTTGGTGCCACAGAAGGTCAAACTGGCGCTACAACAAGCCAGACTGTTTGGGGGGTCTGGGATTTATTTCAGTATAACGGGGGACGACCCTGAGAAGCAGCTTGTACTTGAGACGATCAAGAAAGGCTCTTTGGCCTTTGCCACCGTGCTGTCGCGCAGCATTTTGGTGCCGGGGCAGATTGAGCTTGATCCGATGGCAGAAGGCTACGGCAAGCCGCAATATTATGAAGTGAGTAGCACAGGTCAGGGCACTGTGCGAATTCACCCTTCGCGGCTTGCCATTTTTGTTGGCAACGAAGTTCTCACGCCAGAAGAGATGATTGGGCGTTATCAAGGTTGGGGCGACAGCGTCTTGCAATCCGTTTATGAGGCTTTGCGCAATGCCGATTCAACAGCGTCCAATATCGCTTCACTCGTCTATGAATCCAAAATTGACGTTCTACAGATTCCGAACCTGGCGGCTTTGATGGCGAACCCACGGCACCGGGAATTGTTAGAGCAGCGCGTTGCGTTGAGTGCCCAACTCAAAGGCAACAACGGAATGCTGATTATCGACGGTGAAGAAAAATACGAACAAAAGAGCTTCACCTTCTCAGGCCTGACAGACATCAATTCACAAGCCATGCAAGCTGTATCAGGCGCAGCCGATATTCCCATCACACGCTTCTTGGGACAATCGCCTGGCGGCTTGAACGCAACCGGGGAAGGTGATCTCAAAAACTATTACGATTCTGTCGCTAGCAAGCAAGCACTTGGAATGACCCCGGCGCTGTTCAATCTTGACGAGGCGCTGATACGCTCTGCGCTGGGTGACCGGCCGGAAGACATCTGGTATGAATGGGCTTCCTTATGGCAGATGAGTGATGAGCAGCAATCAAGGATCAGTAAAGAAACCGCAGACACTATTGGGGCGCTGGTTGCCGCGGGAATATTCCCGGAAGCCGAGTTGGGTGAAGCCGCTGCAAACCTGTTGGTGGAACGCGGCGTGTTCCCGGCGTTTGATATTGATGCCGCTATGTTGGAAGAAGTTGCTGAAGAGAAAGCGGCTGTCGCGGAAGCTGAATCTGCTGCGGCAAAGGAACATGACATTGCGCTGAAGTCGACAGCGCCACAGCCTAAGGAGAAAGACAGTGGAAATTAACAAGGTGCGTCACGCCATCGTTGACGAGTACGACCCCAACCAGCCGCGTGCTCCGAAAGGTGACCCAGACGGCGGGAAGTGGACGAGTGAAGGTGGCGGGTCAAAACGTGAAGGTGGGTTCGTGGTTCCAGGTTTGCCGGGCGTGTTTTACAGCCAAGAAGAATACAAGGCTGCTAGTGAAAAACAGGAAGCGGAGTTAAAAAAGACCACGTTCAAGACAAGCAAATTTCGGGACGACGACAACGGTGAGAAAGTTACGGTAGAAAGCTGGAAGGCTGATAACCGTGGACTGTACCGTGTCAAAATCATAAGCCCGAAGTATGGTGAGTACAGCGGTCTCCACCGTGAAGACTCCAGAGGCGACGCTGAGTATAAAGCGTGGTTTGTTTGGAATTCAACAAAGACGGGAAAGATCAGTTGGGGCGACAGCGCCATCGTTGACGAGTACGACCCCAACCAGCCGCGCAAGTCTAAAGGCGATCCCGACGGTGGGAAGTGGACGAAGTCGGGCGCTGGTGGTGAGAAAGGGGAAGGCAGCACGGAGATTAGCGCTGTCTTGAAAAAGAGAGCGAAGATGTACAATACATCTGCCAAGATTATAGAGTTGAGCGGCGACCGCTTTGGGAAACGCGGACTGTACCTGAACAACCGGGACAACCGGCGTTCCACAACTTTCACACTTCCCTTTTCAGAAGCGAAGGCGACAGCATGGATCGTGAAGAACGGCCGGAAGTATGGCGACAGCTCAACCGTTGACGAGTACAACCCCAACCAACCCCGTGCTCCCAAAGGGGATCCGGACGGCGGCCAGTGGACGAGTGAAGGTGGTAGTGGTTCTTCTGAGAAACCGATCGGTAAACCTACAGAAAAACAAAAATTAGATATTCAGGCCATCCGCCAACAGATCGAAGCTCTGGTCGCTGTAAATGCATTCGCCAAAAATCCTGATATCACAAAGACAATTAATGAATACCGGAAAAGCATTGACCAAATAAAGGCATCATATGGCGACAGCTCAACCGTTGATGAGTACAACCCCAACCAACCCCGTGCTCCCAAAGGCGATCCCGATGGCGGCCAGTGGACGAGTGAAGGCGGTTCTTCCGGTGATCCTGACAGACCTGCCAGCGTCAAAGAGGAACATCTCAGGTGGCTGAATTCAATTCGTGAGTCAGGGCAAATAAACATGTTTGGCGCGGGGGAATACCTTCGGCAAGCCTATCCTGAATTGAACAAGAACCAGGCTCGTGAGGTTCTCAGCTATTGGATGAAATCGTTTGGTGGTCGGCAAAGAGCACTTGGATATAAAGAGGCGGGAGGCGAACTCAAAGCGCTAGGAATTAAGCCTGTGGGAGGTGAACGTAGAGCACTTGGCTATCGTTATCCGGGTGGCGACAGCGCGATGATGATGTTTGACGCTGTTACCGTTGATGCCTCTCGTGCCAGGTGGACCAAGGACGGCTATGTGGTGGCGGAAGCTTCTGTCGCACGCACGGGCGTCCAGTTATACACCGCGGCTGAGTTGGGGATGGACGGTGATCCCGACAAAGTGATCCGGGTCTACAGGCCACCGGAAGAAGTCTTCTCCAAAGACGCAATGGCGTCCTACGCGCATCGACCTGTTACGGTTGATCACCCTGGCGTGATGGTTGATGCGTCGAACTGGAAACAATACGCCAAAGGGCAGACCGGCGACGAAGTTGTGCGGGATGGCGATTTTGTCCGGGTGCCGCTAATGTTGCTGGACGCTGACGCTATTTCAGAATGGAAGAATGGGCGGCGTGAATTGTCAATGGGTTACACAATGGACCTCAAGATTGCTGATGGGGTCACTGATGACGGCCAGAAGTACGATGCCGTGCAAACGAATTTACGTATGAACCATCTAGCGCTTGTTTCCCGCGCTAGGGGTGGTTCTCAATTGAGACTGGGAGACACTAAACTAGAGGACAGAAGTATGGATGTGAAGCTGACCACGATTACGGTGGACGGGCTAAGCGTTGAAACTACTGATGCCGGTGTGCAGGCCATTTTCAAGCTCAATAAGGAATTGGTCGACACACGTAAGGTAGCAGAAGATTCAGCGGTTGCTCATGCTGCAACCCTTGCCGCCAAGGACAAGGAACTTGCAACAAAAGATGCCGAGATTGATCTGCTGAAGGGCAAAGTGCTTTCAGATGCAAACTTGGACAAGATGGTCAAGGAACGGGCTGATCTGATTTCAGTAGCCAAACAGGTTGCTGATAAGGATTACACCGGCATGGCCGCCAATGACATTCGCAAAGCCGCGGTTGTTGCTCAACTTGGGCAAGCAGCGGTTGATGGGAAGTCGGAAGAGTACATCACGGCTCGGTTTGATATCCTGGCTGAAGATGCAAACCAGGATCCAGTGCGCAAAGTTCTTCGCACCGGTGACGCAAACAGGACGACAACGGTTGATCAGGCGCACGCAGGCCTGGTTCAGAACCTTGAGAATGCCTGGAAACAGACGAAGGAGGTGGCGTAATGCCTACTTTACAAAGCACTTATGCTGACAATATTGGCGCAGCTTATAAAGGTGCACTCGCTAATTTGGAGCCGAAGGTTATCATTTCACGCACCGTGGAAGATTCCGGCGGAATAGACTTCGGCCTTGCGGTTATGCAGGGCACTGAAGACATGGGTTGCGTGGTCAGCGACGCCAGCGCGTTCCTCGGTGTTACCGTGCGCGATCAGTCGGTTGATCCGACAGCGCCAGATACGTTTGAATACCAGGCTGAAGCCCGCATCATCACGAAAGGTGTGATTTGGGTGGCAAATTCTGGCGGTGTTGCGGCGGGTGATCCTGTTGTAGCGCTGGCAGACGGCGCATTGGGAACGGGTTCTAGCCCGTTAGTGGAAGGTGCGCGGTGGGATACCACGGCAACCACCGGCAATCTTGCGCAACTGCGTCTGGGCTAAGGAGAGAATACATGAGAACTTTTGACGCACAAGCTGCACTCGGTTTCGTAATTTCACAAACCGCGCATGTTGAATCCAGTGTTTACGCTATCAAGTATGCGGATATTCAGTATCCCGCTTTGATTCCTGTCGACACTTCCGCTCACCCGTTTGCAAAGACGGTGACTTACTTCTCGTCTGACAAAGCTGGCGCGGCTCGCTGGTTGAACGGCAACGCTGACGACATTCCGATGGCCGATACTGAGATGACTCAGTTTGAAACCGCGGTTTGGACAGCGGGTATTGGCTATGGTTACGGCTGGGAAGAAATCAACCAGGCTCAAATGCTGGGTATTGGTCTGGCTAATGATAAGGCCAACGCTGCCCGTCGTGCTTCTGAAGAGATGATTGAACGAATCGCTCTTGAAGGTGACACGACCAAAGGCATTGAAGGTCTGTTTGATCATTCTGCTGTTACCGCTACTGGCGCAACAACCGGCGATTGGAACGGCGGTGTGACCACTCCGGACGAAGTGATTGAGGACGTCAACGACGCACTGACCAATGTGCAAACGGCGACTAATAACATTGTCCTGGCTGACACTCTGTTGCTGCCGTACAGCAAATGGAACTACCTGGCTTCCCGGCGCTTGACCGACACCAATATGACCATTCTTGAGTTCATCCGGCGCAACAATGTGTACACCGCGCAAACGGGTTCGCCATTGGTCATTCGTGCGACTCGTAAGCTTGATACCGCTGGTGTCAGTGCCACGGCACGTATGGTGGCTTATCGTCGCAACCCGGAAGTGCTGAAGCTGCACATGCCAATGCCGCACCGCTTCTTGCCCGTTTGGCAGGCCGGTCCATTGCGTTGGGAAATCCCCGGTGTGATGCGTCTGGGTGGGCTTGACATCCGCTTGCCGAGTGAAGTCTCCTACGTCGACGGCATTTAGCATCAGGAGTAAATGACATGAAAGTAATCACCAACAAGGGCAGGCGGCGACTCGGGGTTCCGGGTCGTCCTGCCCTAATTTTGGATCCTGGACAATCGGCTTCGGTTGATAGCCAACAGCTGGAAAGTTTTCGTCGGAACAGGACAGTTTCTCGCTGGCTGGAAGCGGGTGTGCTGGTACTGTCTGACGAAGTGGGTGTGGTTGAAGTTCCGAAGCCGCAGCCGAAAGTCAGGCCGGGTATACGGGTTGCTGTGGAACGCGATAAGCGTGTTGAGGAGGTTTTGCCGGAAGGCGTAACAGGTCAAGGCGTTGAGATTTCGCAATCTGGTGGCGGTTGGTATCAAGTTTACGTGAATGGCTTTAAAGTGACGGATCGCAATGTCCGCAAGGACGAAGCAGAATCAATTTCAGCCGAGTATGAATGATGAGCCTAATTGTTGAAGACGGCACCTGTGTTCCGACAGCAAATGCGTTTGTTACGCGCGATGAGCTGATTGAATATGCGGTGGACTATTATCCTGCCACCATAGTGGGCTATGATGAAACCACCGACAGCGCGATCCTTCGTGCAAGCCGGTGGTTGTCAAGCTATCCGGAGTGGGATGGTACGATGGCTTGCGGCCGCGGTCTTCAAGGACTGGCCTGGCCGCGTTTAGGTGTGATTGATTGTAATGGTGACAGTATCCCGGACGACGAGATTCCGATCGAGGTAAAACAGGCAACATTCTTAGCCGCTCTCGCGGAACTTTCAAGTCCGGGCATACTGGAGCCAACTATCGACCCCGGCAAACGCCAGACGAGTGTCAAGGTGGACGTGATTGCTGTCACTTATGCAGAACCGACTAGCTCTGACATTGATGCGTTGCGTCCGGTGATAACTTCGATCAGCGACATTCTAAAATGTATCGCA